GACGCCGGTCCGGAAGGGCTGCCGCTTGCCTGCGGCGCCCCCGGAAACTGCTCCGGGTGCTGCGCTACGTAATTATTCCAGGTCTGGTTTGGGTCGTCGCTCATCTCATTCCCTCAATCCCTAAATCCCCAGTTTCAGCGTCAAAAGATTCATAAACCAGCTCTTTGCCGCGCCGGCGTAACTGCCATAGGCGCCGTATCCACCGTACCCACCGTATCCCCAACTGCCCCACCCAGAGCCATCTCCTCCCGTCCCTTGTGGGTTGACCACACTGGGCGCTTTTACCGGCAAATGGCTCATTAGGTTGCCATAGTCGCGCGCGGAATCCTGCTCCCGGAAGGAGTAATTGCGTGAGGCGTCCAGCGCTTGCGCCGCGTCCCTGGCTGCCTGTGCCGCCTTGAGGAACGCCGCCTGCCGTTCCTGCGACTGGATGAACGGTTGGGCGTTGTTATACGCCGTCTGGTTTTCGTTCGGCTGCACCTGCGGGTTAACGTTCGGCGGTCGCTGGTACCCTGTCCTCGGTCCTATTGTCGGTGGGTACTGGTATCCTCCCGTCGTAGGTCCGTTGATGTTGCTGTTGTTTAGTGTGTTCATCTGCTGCGCCAGGTTGGGCGTTGCTGCCGTCCCAGGAAACCGGTATCCTGGCGGGGTCGGAGGCCCAAGCACCGGCCCTGTCTTGCCTGTTATTCCCAGGTTGGTTGGCGTTCCGCCGCCTTGTTGGACGGCCTGTTGCGCTTTGGCTGCCGCCGCCGCCATCTGCATCTTGCGCATCTTCGCCATCCAATCCCCCGGCGGCATGTTCGGCCCCTGGCCTGGCCACCCTTCCTGCGTCTCATTCGGATACGCCACCGGCGTGGGCTGCTTCTGCTGCGGCGGGTTATACGCTACCGGCGTGCCCCCATACACGCTGCCTGTCCCTGGATCTACATAACCGTTTGCCATTTCAACCTCCTGGCTTCTTCTTCGCCCCGAATAACTCATCCATCTCGCGTGCCTGTTCGGGCATATTCGCCCGGTACCAGTTCTTGGTGTTCTCGTCCATGCTTTGCCACATCGTCGCCACCATGATCTTCAGCATCGGCGCGTGGAAATCCCGCTCGAACTCCGCCTGCCACTGATTCACCGTCTCCCGCGCCTCCAGCAGTGCGTCGTTCAGGTCAATGATGGTCAGTTTGGCCATGTTCCCTCCTTGGTTGCGTCTCGTACCCATTTGAAGGCGTATTCCAACCCGGTGACCACTCGTTCTTCGTGGTCGATTCCCTCCGCACGCATCTCGTTCACCAGCACGTGCGCCAGTTCGTGGATCGCCACCTTTTCGATCTCGCTCTTCGTCAGGTGTGTCATCACATCCGGCCAGAATTGAATCTTTGCTCGCAGGTACATCCAGTCTGCGAAGCACTCTCCGGCTTTGTCAGCTTCTCCATCCCTGGCCGCCGTCCGCCCACGTTCGAAAACGATCTCTACTCGCCACCATTTCAGCCCCAGCCAGGTGACCCAGAAATCGCAATACTTCCTCAGTAATTTTTTTACTTTTTTGCTTTTCATTGTCCTGCTCCCTGCTGCACCGGCCCCGTCAGCGGCATCGTCGGCAGTCCGGCCTGTCCAGCCCCGCCGGCTGCCATCTGCGCCGCCAGCTCCGGCGGCATTCCTTGCCCAGCCGCCCCCTGGTCTGGACCTATTGGCGCTCCTGGAACCCCTGGACCGCCGGCCGCCTGGGCCTGACCATTGGCGGCTGGCGGCTGAGAGTTGGCCGCCTGCTGCTGTTGCAACTGCGCCATCATCTGCTGGTAGTACTGCATGATCTGCGCATTGATGTACTTCTCACTGGCGATCTCCTTGTCCATCAGGTTGCTCTGCCCCATGTGCAGCAGATTCTCACGCGCCCAGCGCTTGCTCGACAGCGGCGCGTCTCCGCTGGTCAACTGCATCGCCACCAGGGCGTTCTGCCGGTCGTCCTGCGGCAGGTCGATTTCTACATGGCTTTCAATCGAGATCCCGTCCGGGATGTCCGCCGCTTTCAACTCCAGCGGCCCCTTGCCCGTCGAGACCTTGGTGCCTCCGATGCCCGCCTTGGCCATCGTCAGGCAGATCTCCATCGCCTTGCCGAAGGCGCTCTGGCAACTCTTTTGCATCGACACCAGCGGCAGCCGTCCCGCCTGGTTGAGCAGGCTGACCATCGAGTAGGGCGCAGTGCTCCCCAGCGGTTCGCCCAGCGTCTGTTTGTACATCGTCGCCTCGCTGCTCTTGCGTTCGGCGATTCCCAGCCCGTTCTGCACCGCCGGGTCGACCGCCTGCCGTTGCAGGTAGACGTAATCCTCGCCCTCCTTGATCTCGATCACCCCGCCCAGGATGTCGAAGTTGGGCGAGAGCGCCTCTTCATTGCTGGCCACCCGTTTGTACACAAAGTTAACGCTCGCCCCGATGCGGAAGATGGCGTTGTACATCACCGTCAGGCTCAGGTTCTCGCGCTCCCACAGGCCGCTCTTTTGCAGGGCGTACATGAACGGCTGGGAGCGGTACTCGGCCTTGCTGAACAGCTCGTTCGATCCCTCCACCACCTGAGCCACGATGGGAATGCACGGCAGCCCGTGTTCGGCCAGCAGGATGCACTTGCTGTTGACGTACACGGCGTGGTAGGTGTCGTCCCACCAGTCGCCGTAGGTCACCTGGTTTTTGCGGTCTGAGTTCGATAGTCCTCCCAGGTTGATCGCCAGATCGCCCCATTTGTCGAGGATCTCGCCCGCCCGCATGTCCACCTCGCGGTAGTAGGCCGCCAACCCGTAACTGTCATACTCCGGGTAACCCTCGCGCACGCCCATCAGTTCGAGCATGTAGGGCGTCGTCTCGGCGATGCGCTGGAAACGTTTGATCGCCGATGCCCCGCGTGGGTCGTTCGGCGCCTGTTTTTGGGCGTAACCCAGCAGGTCTTGGGTCGAGTTGATCGCCATGTGGATCTCGTTGAACAGCACTGCGCTCAGCACGGCGTCCTGGTGCAGTGGTCTCTGCCGGATCTTCCCCGCCGCTCGCCACAGCGCCAGGCACCACTGTTCAATCGCGTCGCTCTTTTCGCCGGCGTCCGGGATGTTCTCGTCGAACGGCACGCTGAAACTCGGTTCGGCGGCCGTCATCAGTCGCACTGCTCCGATCGTGGCGTTGCGCGGGTCCGGGTCCACCGTGATCGTTGCCTGCACGGCCGGGTCGTCCGGTTTGCCTGTCTGCCAGTCCAGCATGTACATCGCCTCGATATCGTCCAGGTTACTGTTCCTGGTCGAGTAATCGCTCTTCAGGTCCGCCGCGTGGTTCATAAACTCCTGCGCCAGCGTCTCGTCTATTTGTCCGCCCGTCCCGTTCGTGTTTGCCATCCATTCCTCCTTCTGTCATCCTGAGGCTTTGCGAAGGATCTACCTTCGTCCACCGATCAATTGCTCGAAACCGCTCGCCTTTCGCCCTGGCTTTGCCTTTTTCGTCCCCGGCTCCGGAAACGGGTCGTTCCAGTTGGTCAGCCCATACGTTAGCGCGTCGAAGGCGTGGTCTTCCTGCCCGTCCACCAGGTCCTCCGGGTGCATCGGGTCCGTCATCAACGCCGGAATCGTCCGCACCAGGTTGGGACACATCCCCTCGAACACCTGCAAACCCGGCAGTCCATCTGGCAAATCCTTCAATATTGCGTGCAGTTTTGCCATCTTCGAGCGGTGGTCGTTGTCCGCCTTGGTCAGGATCACCCCGTTGCGGGTATACGTGTCCGTCGTGGTGATCACCTCGTCCCGGCTACTGTCTTTCGCCCACATACTTGGGTCGGCAAACGTGAACGTGTAAGTGATTCCCGGCTCGCTTTTATCCCTGATCATCCTGGCCTGCGCCGGGTCCGTGATTCCCGCCAGGTAAATCTCCCTCGTCACGTACACCCGCCGGGTATCCGGGTTTTTGGCGAACCAGTACACCGCCCAGGGCGCCGCATAGCCCCAGTCCACGCCGCGCCAGCGTGTCCAGTGCTCCGGCACGGCGAAAGGCTTGCACGTGTGCCGCTCTTTCACCCACTCCCGGAAGGCCTGCCCGGAGAATACCGACCAGTTCCCGTAACGCAGCGCCTCCGCCAGGGCCGGGTCTCGCCTCAGCAGGCGCGCTTCGTAGTCCGGGTCCTTCGCCACCCCAATCTGGTTGTCTTCCAGGAACGCCGGCAGAAACACCGTCGTCTCCAGCACCCCGTTCGGATTCGGCCTGGCCATCGGTTGTACTGTCATTCTGAGCCGTCCTCGGCGAAGAATCTATCTGCGTTCATCTGTGCCTAAACCTCTTTGCCCTCTGCGTCTCCGCGGTGAAGTGTTCCCTCCAGCCCGAAGATCTGCATGTAATAACTGTGCCCGATTCCGCCCGGGTTGGCCGTCATCACCCTGAACGGGTGCGGTAAGGTGCTATCCTTGCTGGGCCTGTTCCTGGCGATCAGGTGGTCGATGATGTACCAGCTAAACGTGGTCGCCTCGTCGACCAGCAGGATGTCGAACGCCCAACTCTGGTACGAGTGCACGTCCTTCTCGTGCTGGCAGTGGCAAAACCTCATGTGGCTCGTGACGTTGAAGCGGCTCCCGAACGTCCAGGCGTGTTTCTGCTGGTTGTACAGTCCGCCGGCTTTCTGGTAGAGCTGCTGGCTGCGCTCGATCGGTCCATCCGCCCCTTCCAGCTCGGTGAACTGCCGCCGGAAGTAACCCACGTTCACCCCCGGCACACTCATGCAGGCGATCATGCCCAGCGCCACCAGGGCCTCGGTCTTCCCGCCAAAGGCTGCCCCGCCGTAGCCAATGCACTCGCATACCGCCGGCTGCACTGCCCCGCCGCTCAGCGCCTCTTCGAATCCACACAGCCGCAGGAGTTCTCTCTGTTTTTCCTGCGGCTGCCAGATGTCAATCGGTCTTGTCGTTTGGATTGCCCTTCGCTGCGCCAGCTCCTGCAGGTCCCCCTGGGGCCACAGGTGCATCATCCGCAGCGAGGGCGGCAATGAGGTTCGCGAGTCCAAGTTGTACTCCATCTGTTTCTGATTGCACGTACTTCAACCATTCCAGCAGGTCCGCCTTGGTCAGCAGGATCTCGTTGCCCTTCTTGTCCTGCATCATCTTCTGCCGTACCACCCGCTTCGCCAGGCGCACCCGTTCAGCCCTGCCGGCGATCCCGATCATCAGGCTCAGCCGGTCGATCTCCTGCGCAAATTCCGAGTCGCACTTCCACCGATCGATGCTGCGCGTGGCCACGCCGATGCGCTCCGCAGTTTCCTTAATTGTGTGCCCCTCTGCCAGCAGCATCGCCGCCTGCGTGTGCCTCTTCGTCCACACAAAATGCGACGGTTTAGCGACTCTTGCCATCCGCGCGAATGTGCTTCCTGATCAGTTTCACCGGTTCCATCCCTTTCTCGCGCACCTGGCAGCACAACCGTTCGGCCCAGTTCTCCAGATCCTCGTTGTCAATTTCGAGATCCTCCACTCGTTTGCGCAGCTGGCAGATGATCTCGCTCAATGCGCTTACCTCGTTCCGTTTTGCCGATCCGAGGTATGTAACCAGGGCAGCCAGCATCGCCCCACCCGACATGATCATTGCTACGGCGGTCTCAGTGCTCAGGTTCATCTTACGCCTCTGAGACGTCGTCTGGTATCACCGGGTCAGGCAGCGGCAGCGGCAGCGGCCCCTGGATGCCGATCCCGGCGATCACTCCGCCCAGGATCACGCAGATGCTCACGATCTGGTCCGAGGTCATCCCGGCCGGCAAAATCACGTGGTACGCATCCAGGAACACCATCACCAATCCCACTACCGTCAGCCAGAACTTTCGGCTTTGCAGCAGCCCGCGCCAACCCTTGCCCGGGTCCATCGCCACCATAAAGATGTAAGCGCACAGTACCACCAGCAGCCCGGCCAACTGCGCCAGGTCCAGCCCCGCCGGAAAAACGTGGAAGGCGTCCAGGAACACGTAGATAAAACCCAGCAGCGACGCCCAGAACTTGCGGCTGGTCAGCATCGGCTTCAGTTCGTCCGCCGGCGATAGGGCGTAACTGACCAGGTACACCGCCACGATCACCGCCAGCCCCGCCGTGTGCTCCACGTCGATCTGCCACCCCGGCACGTACGCCGAAACCATCACCACCACCAGCGCCAGCAGCGCCACCCAAAATACCCGGCTTTTCAATAGCTCAGACATATCCTCCTCCTCTTCGTCCAAACGCCCCTTGCAGGGGGAATTAAAACAAAACGCCCTGGGAGCAATTCCCAGGGCTTAGCCTCTCGTCGGGCTGATTAACTACATGATAGCACATTTCACCCACAATTCAACCTGATTGATTATTCGCTTCCTTCTTTTCCCCCCTGCTCGGATAGTAATCCTGGCACTTCCTCTTCCGCCGGCTCTTGGTCGAGCGCACGTCCACCACCTTGTGGTTAAAAATGCAGATCTCCACCGTCCCCTCGCCCCGGTAATAGATCTCCTCCACCGCCTCCAGTAGGTCCGCACGGTCGTCCTCCGTCAGGTAGTCTTCAAGAATCGCCATCGATGCTCTCCTGTTTGGCCCTGCCGGCGCTCGCCAGCAGATCGACCGGTGAAAACGATAAACGGCGAGCAGGATAATAATCGCAACCCGCCCCCTGGATATACCATCGTCATCCTTCGTCCTGTCTCGCTTCGAATCCGGTCAGCCTCATTAACATCTCCAACTTCCACAGCCGGTTGCACTTCTCGGCCGCCGCCTCCAACTGCTTCGCCAGCGTCACATTCAGCGTCCGTTCCTGGTGCAGCTCGTCCTTCAACCGCTCGATTGTTTTCTGCGCCAGCTCCCAATCGTCCCGGCTGGCCAGGTATCCTGTTTGATCCATCTCACCCTCCTCCAATCAACCGGATCAGATTCACGATTCCCACCGCCGCGCCTACCAGCGCCACCCATAATGCCAGGCTGATACCCAATGCGATCAGGCAACCACTGCACGTGAACGGTAGTGGATCTCCAGTCTCCAGACTTGGCGTTTTGTTCATCGTTTCTTTCCCTCCTCCGTTTCCATAGAAACGCTCTCCGCCGTGATATACCTGCTCCGACTACTCCCCGCCCCCAAATCGATGTACGTGGCGTACCTGGTCAAATCCTGCGTCAACAGCATCCGCACCAGGTAATCCGTCGCCTCCGCCGCCACGCGCTGGTTGATCGCCATCCCCTGGCTGTCCACCATCGCCAGGTCGGCGCAGCTCAACCCGCTGGTGTCATCCTGAGCCGTCCTCGACGAAGGATCTCCTTCCATCAATTCCGGCGCCTGCTCGCTCGGCAGCGGCAGCCACGTGCACAACCCCAGGAACTGGAAGGCGTCCTTGGGCTTCTTCCCGCCTCCGCCCAGCATCACCTGCCCGCTGGCCTTCTCGTTGCCGCAGTCCAGCCACCACATATTCGTCGAGTCCTTCACCCGCTTGCGGATCTCCTTGCGCGCCTGGGCGTTGTCCACGCAGCCAATGTAAAGCACCGTTTCGTCTGACCCGCCGAAACACTGGTACTCCTGCACCTTCTCCGCAAAGGCGACGATCTCAATTCCCCACGCCAGCCCGTAGCGCTGCGCCAGCGTGAC